GTAACCAGTTCTACTCTGCTGACCCTGATTCTGATGTCTATAAGGTCTATTGGGATGGAAAACTGACCTCTGAAGAGAAGGAATGGACTAGAGAAATTAAGAAGCTCTACAACTATGAGGTAAATTCCCGTCAAATGGCGTGGTGGCGCTGGAAGTTAGCTGAAGGCATTAAGGATGACGCCCTCATGTATCAAGAGTTCCCGCCTACCGAAGACTATGCCTTTGTGATGACTGGCAGTTCTTTCTTTTCTAATGCAAGGTGTACAGATGCCGTTAAGATTGCTAAAAAGATTAATTTCGATTGCTACAGATATGCGATGGGCGCTAATTTCCAAGATACTGAAGTTGTCAAGTCAACAGAAAGACTTGCAACGCTTAAAATCTGGGAGGAACCAATTGATACTGCTTACTATGTCATTGGTGCTGACCCCGCTTACGGTAGTTCTGATTGGGCTGACCGCTTTTGCATACAAGTGTACCGTTGCTATGCTGACGGTATGGAGCAAGTTGCTGAGTTTGCTACAAGCGAAATGAACACTTATCAATTTGCTTGGGTGATTGCTCACTTAGCGGGTGCCTACAAAAACTCTACCCTTAACCTTGAAGTCAATGGTCCGGGGCAAGCCGTTATTAACGAATTGCGTAACCTCAAGAGGCAAGCGTCTGCGATGGGCGGAGCGTATGGCGGAAAACTCATGGATGTTTTAGGTTCAATGCAAAACTACATCTGGCGCCGTAATGACACCATGGGCGGTATCTCTAACAGCATTGGCTGGATAACTACTTCCCAAACCAAGGAGCGGATGCTCTCCTACATGAAGGATTACTTTGAGCGGGGCATGATGGCAATTTACTCCCTTGATTTGATTGAGGAAATGAAGACCATCGTGCGTGACGGAGCTTCCATTGAGGCTTCAGGTCGCAACAAAGATGACCGAGTAATTGCTAGCGCCTTGGCAGCAGCCGCTTTTGCAGAGCAGCTTCAACCGCGCCTCATAGCTCAAAAGATTACCCGTCAAGTATCTCGCGCCCAAGAAGACCATACCCCTGAAGAAATTGCAGTTGGCAAGAATGTAAGTAATTACTTAAAGCGCATTGGTGTGTATGGAAACCCGTAAAGTTAGAACCAAAGCGGAGCTGCGTAGGATTATCGGTAAATTCTTGCGTGACCCCAATCGCGGTATCAGCATTAACTTGTTTGCCGATGTTTGCGGAGTCAACGAGGCGCACATGAGAGATGTCTTTATCTATGAGACTGAAAACATGGGCGAGTACCTCCAGCGCCGGGTGTCTAAGGGCTATGACGCATGGATACGAGGCGAAGTAGCCATCATGCAAAACAAAGACCGAACAAAATTTGTAGAGTTCCGCAGAGAAGCCAAACCTAGAATGGCTAGAACAACGGGCTTGCAAGTGATTAACGGAGAGATTAAGATTAGGGTGGGTATAAGCAATATGAACGATTATACGAATCAAACACTTGACGAGCAACTGAAGGGGAGATAACAATGGCGGTAATCAACGACTATAAGTGTGAGAAGCATGGGTACTTTGAGGCTAGAAAACCTCAATGCCCAATGAAAGGGTGCGAAGCGGAAGTCATGTTGGTCTTTTTACAAGCTCCAGCATTAATGTCACAAAGGACTAGGAAAAATGATAAAACGGTTAAGCAACTGGCTATGGACTTTGATATGTCAAACATCAAGTCAACCCGCGAAGGAGAAAACCAAGCCGGCTTCTTCACGCGCAAAAACAAAACCAGCAAAAAGCAGCTCGAACACGAAAAAGCCGCAGCCGAATCAAAGCAGCGCGAAGCGCGCCCGGGGGACTCGGCAATCTGGGGCGGCAAAGGCGGAATGAATATGGGGTCTATACTGGGAGGAAATCAGTTCCGTTCAGTAGCCGGAGAGTCCGTTGGTTTCAATCCAAAAGATGCTGGCAACTTGACGGGACCTAAAGCGGCAAGTTATATTGCAGACCATGAGAACCTTACTGTGAAAAAGTAAATGAGAATCCCAGAGAACAACGAAGCTAGAGAAATTTTTTATCTTGATTTAATTCAAAAGTGTCTAGTTTCGATAGATGAGCGCAAAGCGGATTACTCATCTTTGCGTTCATGGTTCTTGTTTGGCAATGGTCCAGATGAAGGTCCGGCAATCTTTAATAAGATTTATCCGCACATTGACCAGCTCACCAGCTTCTTATACTCGGCAGAAACAACACGATTCTCAATCAATACTGGCGCTGCGGTACCAACGCTAGAACAAATTAAAGTCCCAACCTTAACAAAAGCCCTTAATGATGAGTGGCTTAATTCCAATGCAGACCAAGTGTTTAGCTTGGCATTGACATGGGCTTTAGTGTTCAACACAACTTATGTAAAACTGGTGATGAATAACGGTATTCATCCGTTTATGATTGAGCCATCATCTATGGGTGTATTGCGAGAAGATACTCCGCAATCCGATAGACAAGAAGCCATTGTTCAAATTTATTACATCACTCGCAGCGAGTTGTACAACAGACTGTACAAACATCCTAAGCGCGAGCAGATTGTTAAGCGAGTCACTTCAGGCTATCACGCTAAAACCGATGAGGTTCCTGAGGGCGTCAATCGAATTATCATGTCGCAGTCTCAGCCTGAAATGTACGGCAATGTTGATTTAGACTTAGCTGGCATGAATCGCTACAAGGCTCGAGTAGCTGAAGACACAATCAAGATGCACGAACTTTGGGTATGGAATGACGATACTCAAGATTATCAAGTAGTGACAATGGCAGACCCCGATATAGTCATTTATGACCGTCCGGGCGCGTCTTTGTTTCTTAAAGGCGAATGTCCTTTTATTCAGATTACTCCTAACCCTCAGTTTGATTACTACTGGGGCTTGTCAGAGGTTCAGCGCCTTGTACAGCTACAAGGATTGCGTAACAACCGCATGACAGAGGTGCTTGATTTACTTTCTAAACAAGTAAACCCACCAACCGTATTTACTGGCTTTACTGGCATTACCGATGAGAAAGCGTTTGCTTTCCAGCGCGCAGGGTCTTTTGTGTCTAACGATATGCCTAACAGCAAAGTGGACAGACTCTCGCCCAATATGCCGCCAGAACTTTTTGAGGTGATACATGAAGTCGATGCGATGTTTGCTGAAGCCAGCGGTATCAGTAGCGTTCTTAGTGGTCGTGGCGAGCAAGGTGTACGCTCCGCTGGACACGCAAGCCAATTGGCTAGACTTGGTTCAAGCCGCGCTAAGAAACGCGCTCTCATTGTTGAAGATAGTTTAGAGAAAGTCGCAACGCTGTATCTCAAGCTCATGCAAGCCTACGACAATACTCACTTCCTTGATGAGTACGGCAACAAATTTATTGCAGAGCAATTTACTAAAGACTTTGTGGTTAAGGTGGACGCCCACTCTAATAGCCCAATCTTTACTGAAGATTTGCGCTCGCTTGCATTTAATCTATTTAAAGCGCAAGCTATTGATAAGCAATCTTTACTTGACTTGCTTGAGCCACCAATGAAAGAATTGCTAAAAGATAGATTAAAGAAGCGTGAAGAAAATGCAGCACAAGCTCAGGCAGGAGGCGCCGCTTCAGCAACACCAGCGCAGCCAAAGCCTAAAGGCGGTAAACCAGATTTGAAATTGGCGGAGGGTACATAATGGCAACTAGAGGAACGGTATCTCCTAAGGCGGACCAGCCTAGGGTAAGTACTAGCTCATTACGCGAGACTCAAGCTCCAGCAAATTTGCAGTATCGTGTACAAGGAATTAAAACATTTACAGGTAGAGATACCCGTAAAAGTGGTAGAGAATTAGGTAGGGGATAATTTTTTAGGAGATTATGATGCGTAAAAGCTATAAAAAAAGTCGGAAGACTCGTAGATAAGGTTTCCTTCACGGGAGAAAGGGTTGTGGCTTCCTTACCCTATAAATAGGTCGCTGCCTTCGTATTGGAGATGAAAATGCGTAAAGCTCGCAAAGGTCGTAAAGCTCGCAAGTAATCCGTAAGGATTGCTTTGGGTGACCAAACAAGTCCTACGGGGAGGAGGAAACTAAATAAACCTCCCCACTTGACAATTTGTGATAGTTAGAATAAATAGTATTTAACTGTTAATTAAGGAAATATATGAGTGTTCCACCAGATAAAATGATGGAGTTGATTAAAAACCAACAACCCGGCGGAGCGCCAGCTCCAAACATCACGCCTGAACCACAGGCAAACGGTATGTCGGATGCTTCTACTGCTCCAATGGGTACACCAATGTCAACGCCTGAACCTAAAATGGGTAACAAAGAAGGCGCAATGGTAAACCTTTCAATGGCTCAAGACTTGTTAGAACAAGCGCTTCCTTCCGTTGGCTCAGATAGCGAAGAAGGTAAAGCAATTCTTAATGCCATTAATGTAATAAACAAAGTTATCGGTCCTCGTAAGGGCAAAACTAAAGAGTTGCAGCAATCTGAAATTTTGCAGATGCTTCAAAACTTGCCTCAAGCTGGTGGTGCAACGCCTGAAGGTACAGCAATGTCTAAAGCACCGGCAGTACCGAATATGCCTCCAATGCCAGCAATGGCGGCGGCGGGTCCAACACCTCAACCGAGTCCAGCTCAATAAGGAGAAATCATGGATTTATTTAAGCCAAGAGGCGCGAGCCAACCTCGCCGTCCTACTGACAATACGCAACAACACGGCGTTATTACTAACACTCCACGCTTTTCACAGCTTGGTGGTTTAGATAGCCCAATCAAAACCGGACCTAAGAACAAGATGCAAGTTCAAAAGCCCGGCGATGGCAAAAAAGTAATCTAAATCAGAAAAGGGGATAAATTATGAGCTTAGAAGACCTATCGTTTGAAGCAAGAGACCAATTGGCTGCGCTAGCGCAACAGTTGTCTGAGAATCCTGATACTCGCAAGGAATTTTTGCGCTTGACCAAAAAAGCCAAGCCAGATTTGAATATTCCTGAATTAGAGATTGAGGATTACACAAATAGAGTGGCTTCCGCGTCTGAAAAACGCGTACAGGCATTAGAAGCACAGTTGCGAGAGCGCGATGCTATCGAAGACCTTAATAAGCGCCGTAACAAGCTAATGAAAAAAGGCTTGGCGAGTTCTGATGAAGATATTGAGCAGATTGAAAAAGTCATGCTTGAAAAAGGTATTACGAATCACGAGGTTGCCGCAGAGTATTGGGACTGGATGAAACAATCCGCTGAACCAACACCTACCGGCTACAATCCAAGCGCAGTCAGCAAGTTCGACCTAGGTAAATACTATAAGAACCCAGTTGGCGCAGCTAGAGATGAGGCTTCAAAAGCATTAGCGGAACTTCGGAGAAATCCGAAACCAATTGGTTTTTAAGACGCAGTAAATGGGGATATTTACTTTTAACGGAGATTTATTATGCCAATAGGCGGAGGGATTGTTCCGGCAACAGGCACAAGTCAATATAATGAGTTGACTTATGTTACACGCCGGGCTTTTATTCCCAAACTCGTAGTACAGCTTTATAACAGCACACCATTGATGGCTGCGTTGATTGCTAACAGTCAATCAGCTTCAGGCGGTGTATCCTCAGTAACCGTTCCAGTTCAGGGTTCGCAATTTGTGAACGCCCAATGGTCTGACTATTCTGGTTCATTCAACCAGCCTTCAGTCCAGCAAGGTGCTTTCAATGCTGAATTTGACTTGAAATTGATGATTGCTCCAGTACCGTTCCTCGGTATGGAAGGTGCAGTTCAGCAAGACGCAGCAATCATTCCATTGATTGAAGCTCGTATGAACGATGCAACCAATGTAATGATGGATGCAATGGCAACTGCTTTGTACACCAACACTACAAACAATCAACAATTTATCGGTCTTCCAGCAGCCGTTTCTAGCTCTGGTACTTACGGTAATATCAGCCGTAGCGCCTACACATGGTGGCAGTCTAAGCAATATGCCGCTGGTGGTGTAAACCCAACCCGTCAAAACATCTTGCAATACATTTCTGGTACCGTTAAAAACGGCGCTGAAATGCCTAGCTTTGGTGTTTGCGGATTTGGTACATGGACATTGCTTGCTCAAGACTTCGTAGGTCAAGAACAGTATGTCATCACCCCCGGTCATGGTTTTGATAGCGACTCCAATGGTCCTCAAGCTGCTTTCCGCGCTTTGATGGTCGCTGGTGTTCCAATCTATCCAGACCCATATTGCCCTGAAGGTACTGTGTACTTCCTAAATACTAACTACTTGTCTCTGTACATCCATGACCAAGGTTCGTTCGTATTTACAGGATTTGAGTCCACTCTACCTAACTGGCAGATTGGTTATGTTGGTGCTGTGTTAATGATTGCAGAGTTGGTTAATACCAAGCCTAAGTCAATGACACAAGTGACCGGTTACAACTCACTTTCTATCTAAGGAGATAAACCATGTCATTAGCTTCCAATAAAATCCTAGTATCGAATGTAGCAACTAACGCGGCATCTGGCTATTTTCAAGCCTATGCTGCTGGTAACGCTACTGTTGTTATGCCAGCGGGCATCTACTACATTGCTCCTACTGCCAATGTCACAATCGAGTTAAATACCGATACTGACGGCAATATCAGCAATGCTTCGTGGGCTGTCGTTGTTGCTAACAATACTGGTGGCTTGTTCATTGCTGACGGATACAATGTCCGCGCCAATGTCCTCGCCGGAACTCCAACCATTACTTTGTTTGCAACTAATGGTGGTCAACCAGTATCAGGCACATACAACAAGTAAGGAGCAGCCATGTCTAGCGTAGATTCAGTAGCACAAAATACGGCGGTAAACTTTGGCAACTATGCCATTGCTTCCGCTACGGGTGTGCCTCTGGGTGCAACAGGCAATGCTGTTATTACAATTCCTATTCTTAGCGGCGGTTTAACCGCAGGGGCAAATGCCGCTAGTTCAGGAGGCGTAATTGTTAGACGCATCACCGTTCAAAATCCGAATGGAAATATTGGCACAGCCAATGTGTCTATTCTGACAACGAACGATGGCAATGCGAGTAATGCAGTAGTTTCGGCTACCGTGTTATCCAATTTGACAGCGACTACCACTTATCAGGACTTGACTGTTGCTAGCCCATATAGCACAACAACGATTTTGAATGGTTTTACCGTTCAGGCTTTATTTGTAAAAGTGAATACCGCAGTTACCAATGGTACTTGTGATATTCGTGTTTATGGCGATACTGTGAGCTTCTAATTATGTCAACCTTATTTGTGACGAACACATGGGAAAAACCCATACACTTTGATTATGCTTTTAAACCGTACGCTTTTCCTATCGGGGAGACGGTGGAGGTGGAGGTAGAAGTGGCTCGTCACTTATTTGGTTACATGGAGATGGATAAAGAACCATTCCTTGCTCGTTTAGGTTTAATTAGAACTAAAGCGGAAGTACCGGAAGGTTTGGCTATTTTGTCCAAAATCTTAATTTCGGAGCAAGCTCCAAAAAAGAATCACTCGTTATCCCCGGTGGTGGAAAGAGTACCCTTGCCCTCCCAAAAGAAGGCAGGGGGAAAAGTCCTTAGCCAAGCAGCTTAATATGGAAAATCAATGTCACAAACTCTGCAAGGCTACATCACGCAAGTCAGAAGACTATTGCATGATGCTAATGGAAACTTTTACTCCGACCAGCAATTAACAGATTACATTAATGCTGGCAGGGAACGCGTAGTCCGGGACACCGGATGCTTACGCACGATTCAAATTACGACTGTACCTACCGCGCCCGTATCCGGAGGTGCAACACCTTATTTCTGGACTGGTGGCGGCACAGCTAACACCGGTGATTATGTTGTCTATAACATCTTTATTTACAAGGTAGTAAACGGCGGCGTCTTTAGCGATACTGCCCCTAACTATCCATCTGGTCCTAATCCATATCCGCCAAGCACCACATTCCTTAATGGAACAGTTACTTTGCAATATGCGGGACCATCTGAAATTATTAATTTTTCATGTTTGCCGCAAGGCACTCAAACCCTTGATGTGTTAAACATTAACTTGTATTGGGGCAATACGCGTATTCCAATGCGTTATTTGTCATGGACAGACTTCAACGCGCAATTGCGTTTTTGGCAAAATTATATTGGACGCCCTATTGCGTTTAGCGTATTCGGTCAATCACAGATTTACATTTCTCCGGTACCAGACCAAGTTTATACCGTTGAAATTGATACTGTAATTTTGCCTACACCAATGGTAAATCTTGCAGACACAGATACCATCAATGACCCGTACTACAATCCGGTTCAGTTCTACGCTGCTTATCAAGCGAAGTATTTTGAGCAATCCTTTGGAGAAGCTGAAATATTTAAGCAACAATATGACAAACAAGTTATGGCGGTACAGACCTCGGTTTACACCAGAAGGATGCTCAACCCTTATAGCACTCCATACTAATTATGGCAGCCGCAGAGCAAAAAAAATCGTATGCTATTGTCAAACAATTTAAAGGTCTTGACACTAAAGCTAACCGTACTGCCATTGAAGACACCGAGTTTTCTTGGCTTGAAAATGCTATGCCAATTGGTTATGGCAACCTCAAAATTATTCCTAATTACACCGATTTAGGGATTACTTTTAGCCATACAGTTTTGTATTTTTTCTCCGCCAATATTGGATTGGTGGATTATTTAGTGGCTTTTGAGTCCGATGGAAGCGCTGAATATGTCCGACTAGATAATTTAACTAAAGGCACAATTGCTGCTGCTGGCACTTTTAGCACCGACAATATCAATGTTTCCCAATGGAAAAATGAATATTTATTGATTTGTGACCCCGTAAAAGGGTATTTCACATGGGATGGCACTAGCGTTATTAGTGTTGGTTCTGTTGGAATTATAGGTTTAACCAATCAAGGAAGTGGCTATACTTCCGCGCCCACCGTACAAATTTCAGCACCAAACCAAGCTAATGGAGTTCAGGCTACTGGCGTTTGCTCAATTAGTTCTGGCTCAGGTTCCGTTTTATCTATTGGCATGACCAATATTGGAACAGGCTATACCTCTATTCCTCAGGTTACTATTGGCGCTCCAAACCTTTCAAATGGTGTGCAAGCTATTGCTGGTGCCACAATACAATCTGGAGGCGTTGTAGCCATCTCTGTGACCACGCCCGGCTCTGGATATACCTCAGCCCCAAGTGTGACGATTACAGGTGGTGGAGGCGCTAATGCAGCCGCTAATGCCGTTGTAGATACAGGCATCGTAACCAGCATCAGCTTGATGGAAGCTGGCTCTGGATATACCTCAGCCCCTACTGTTACCCTTGTAGGCGGAGGCGGTTCTGGAGCAACTGCGGTAGCTGGCTTGACTACTTTTGCTCAAGGTACCGTTGGCATCACCGTTACTAATGGCGGTTCAAACTACATCAATGCTGCAAACACCGTAGTCACGATTACTGGCGGAGGCGGCACTAACGCGGCAGGAACGGCTATTTTGGCTGGCGGTCAAGTTACCGAAGTCATTATGACTAACCCCGGAACTGGCTATACCAATTCAGCAAATATCACCGTCACCATTACCGGCGGCGGAGGAAGCAATGCAACGGCAGTAGCCAATGTCACAACTGACAAGAATGTGGGTATAGCTAGCTTTTCTGGACGCGTATGGATTGCTCAAGGTCGTACCGTTTATTACAGCGCTGCTGGCTCATCTAGTGACTTTACAAGCGTTTCTGCTGGCGCAGTAACCATTTCAGATTCAACTTTGCATGGCAATATCCAGCAATTGCTATCTGCTAACAACTTTTTATACATTTTTGGCGATGACTCAATCAATGTGTTTTCGGATGTTAGGGTTACTAATACTGGTACTACTCTGTTTACTAATACCAATGTCAGCGCTTCTGTGGGTTCCAAGCTGGCTTATGCCCTATTTCCATATTTCCGTTCGGTTCTTTTTATGAACAATTATGGGGTGTATGCGCTAGTCGGCTCTACAACCTCAAAGATTTCAGATGCTTTAGATGGGGTTTTCCCTAGTATTGACTTTGTTACCGAGGAAACTACGGCTGGACAAGTCTTACTCAATAACATTTTGTGCGCTGCATTTAACTTTAAGTACACCGGAAATCAGGGAACATCAAGCTCTGCTCGCTATATGCAAGCAATATTTTTTGAAAAAAAATGGTTCTTTACCAGTCAAGGTAATGACCTCAAATACATTACTTCAGCGCCCGTAAGCGGCAAAGTAAATTTGTATGGCACTAACGGTACTAATTGCGTCCAGCTTTATGCCGATGCAAGTGCTAATATTTCAAGTTATGTGCAAACTGCCCTGCAACCTATGGGTGATAACATCCGTACAAAACAAGCATTAAAAGTAGGTATTGAAGCAACTACAACAACTCCTGCTGAATTGTCCGTGACTGTGGATTCCGAGTCCGGTTCTAGTCCAGCGTATTTGTTGGGAAATTTTGTAACTTGGTACAACAACTTGGGCGTCACAATTATTTGGATAAATAATAGTTCTACAACTATTGGCTGGTTCGGCGGACAGGGATATACTCTCTATAAAACCGATGCTCAACAGTATGGCAAGTATTTGGGGATGACTGTGACATCAACTTATCCGAACTTTGTTTTAAATGGATTTGAATACGAACACGAATTGAGAGTGAGGTTTTAAATGACTATTCCGTACACCTTTGCCGGTGCCACAACCGCTATTCCTTTAGCGCAATTAGATGCTAACTTTGCGTCTCCCATTACTTTAGGTAATGTGGCAATGACGCTTTCCAATACTTACACCAGTATTGGTAATTTGACATTAACCAATGTGACCGTATCAAGTGGTAATGTGGCAGTTACTAACGCCAATGTAACAACATTAACGGCTACTAATGATGCTTCTATCTCAGGTCTTACTGTTGGTAAGGGAGGTACTTCTGTATCATCTAACACAGCTTTTGGTGGTAGCGCACTATCTGCAAATACAACCGGCTCTGAAAATACTGCTGTTGGTTATATTGCATTGACACAAAATACTTCAGGTGCTGGGAACTCTGCTTTTGGTAGAGGGACTCTATATTCAAATACTACTGGCGCACTTAATACCGCATTGGGTGATAATGCTCTTTTAAACAACTCCACAGGCAACAATAATAGCGCTGTTGGTCATAGCTCTTTAACAAGCAATACAACTGGTAGCAATAATGTTTCTATAGGAGAAACAGCCCTTTACTCCAACACCACCGCTTCTAACAACACAGCAGTAGGTTATCAAGCTGGGTATAGTAATACTACAGGTACGCCATTAGATGCTTTTGGCTATAAAGCGTTATACGCAAATACAACTGGTTATGGTAATGCAGGTTTAGGCACTTACGCTTTAGCCTCTAATACTACAGGCACATATAATTTAGCCGTTGGATATAACTCATTACTAACTAATTCTACTGGTGGTAGCAATACAGCTTTAGGAATTTATGCCCTTCAATCAAACACCACCGCATCTAATAACACAGCAGTAGGTTATCAAGCTGGTTATAGTAATGTAACAGGCGCACAAAATACTTTTATTGGACAAACTGCTGGTTATTCAAATACAAATTCTTATAATACTTTTCTTGGATGGCAAACAGGTTATAGCGTAACAAGCGGAACTCAAAAT